AACGACCGGGAGCGCGATCCAATCTCCATATGTGGCTATGAGCCAGAACTACATGGCGCAAACAAACCGGATCTGGTATGAAATCTACCAGATTGTCAAAGAGAACTGCGCCGCCGACTACACAGGCACGAATCCGCAGGACGATGTTATGGAACGTCTTCTGACGGCGCGCAAGGGGAAGTAGCCATGGACGAAATACAATCGTTCCTTCGTTCGCTCAAGTATCACCGTCTAACGAGCCAGCAGCGAAAGACGTTGCGTGGGCAAGCGTTAACAGGAAATCTTCCAGCGGCAAAATCGGGCTTGCAAACCATACTCCGGAGAGGACGTGCATATGAACATTCAAACGCTGTCGGTCGGTAAACTAGTACCAGCGGATTACAATCCGCGCAAGGACCTCAAACCCGGCGATCCTGAGTACGAAAAGTTGAAGCGTTCGATTGCGGAGTTCGGATATGTGGAGCCGGTGATTTGGAACAAGACCACAGGGCATGTTGTCGGAGGTCACCAGCGCCTGAAGGTACTGATCGATACCGGCATGACCGAGGTCGAATGTGTCATAGTGGAAATGAACGATGATAAAGAAAAGGCGCTCAACATCGCGCTCAACAAGATCAGCGGCGAATGGGACAAGGATAAGCTCTCCCTGCTGATCGCTGACCTGCAGGGCGCAGACTTCGATGTATCGCTGACCGGCTTCGACGCTCCTGAGCTCGACGCGCTTTTTAAGGATTCACAGCGCGCTGGTGTTCAAGACGATGATTTTGACGTGGACGCAGCGCTCAAGGAACCTGCGATCACAAAACAGGGCGATCTCTGGTTACTCGGCAAGCACCGCCTTGTCTGTGGCGATAGCACGAAAAAGGATGTGTTTGACCTCCTCATGGACGGCGGCCTGGCGAACATTGTGGTCACGGACCCGCCGTACAACGTCAACTACGAAGGCACTGCCGGCAAGATCAAAAACGATAATTTGACTGACGGAGCGTTCTACGATTTTCTGTTCGCGTCGTTTCAGAATATGGAAGCCTGCATGGCAAACGACGCGTCGATCTACGTGTTTCACGCGGACACGGAGGGGTTGAACTTCCGCAAAGCGTTCTCGGAAGCGGGTTTCTATCTTTCCGGCACATGCATCTGGAAGAAACAGTCGTTGGTACTCGGGCGAAGCCCATACCAATGGCGGCACGAACCGGTCTTGTTCGGGTGGAAGAAAAAGGGAAAGCATCAATGGTACGCCGACCGGAAGCAGACGACGATTTGGGAGTTCGACAGACCGAAACAGAACGCTGACCACCCGACCATGAAGCCGGTGGAACTGCTGGCGTACCCGATTTTAAATTCGAGCATGGCAAACTGCGTCGTCCTCGATCCATTCGGTGGCAGCGGCAGTACCATGATCGCGTGCGAGCAAACCGATCGCGTTTGCCGCATGATAGAGCTGGATGAAAAGTACTGCGATGTGATCGTGAAACGGTACATCGAACAAGTTGATTGTTCCGAGCAGGTTTTGCTCGTCAGAGTTGGCGTACAGATTCCTTACAAAGAAATCGACGGAAGCATAGATATTACTTGATAAGTACAGCTGGTAGAGGCATGTATGTACTACCAAATTCAAGGAGGTAGACATAGGATGCAGATCAAATACAACGTTACGGGGGACAGACGGAAGGCACTGGTCGCGGTCATGCGGGACGTGCTGCAGGACACGACGCGATACCTTGGAGCGCCAAGCTTCGCATTTCAGGTGGGCGCGTACACCATCGACAAAAACGGAACGGTCATCAGCCCAGACGGCACAGACGAGGCACAGATCGAAATGTTGATTCGCGAACTAGCGCATGACGGTTTCGTTGGCGAGCGGATCGGAGCAACGTCAAATCCATCCGACCCCAAAGCGGCTGAGCTGGATCAACGTGAACAAGAAACACCTCATATCGTTGACTTCGACCACCTTGCGATTGAGTTACTGAAGGACGGAATGACACCCACCGCCATGGAGAACCTGCGGCGGTTGGTCGCAAGCAAAGCGACGTTGCTGAAAAAGGCGCTTGATACAGATAGTCTGGCGATTACGGAGCACTCCGACAGAATCGAATTTGGGTGGTTTCGACCGACCGATGATCAGGCAGAGATCTCCGCCTACTACCAACTGGTACAAGGGCTTTGTGATCTGGCGCGAACGCAGAAACGCGGCAGCGCGACGGAACAGAAGGTAGAAAACGACAAGTACACATTCAGATGTTTTCTTTTGCGGCTCGGATTCATAGGCGAAAATTTCAAGGAGTCGCGACGCATACTTTTAAAAAACCTATCCGGCAACTCAGCGTTTCGCACAGCGCGCGAAGCGGGTGATGAAGAATGACCATTCATCCGGAGATGCTGAAACAGCTCAAGGAATATTACACCACCGGAACTCGGGTCATGCTGATTCGCATGAGCGATCCTTACACGAATCTGCAGCAGGGTGATCGGGGTACAGTGATTTGTGTGGATGATATCGGTAGTATACACGTGAATTGGGATCGTGGCAGTACGCTCGGGATCGTGTTCGGCGAAGATGAGTGCCGGAGGATTGAGGAAAATGAGTAATCGAGTATTTGCCGCTTACGGCGTTGGGTTGAATCGCGCTGAAATGGCGAAGCATTGCCCGACCGCGAAGCCGATCGGTACGAACGAGTTTAAGAACTTAAATCTTGTGTTTCGCGGCGGCAATGCCTGCGCGGTTGCGACGATCGAAAAGACGAAGGGCGGAAGCGTCCCCGCACTACTGTGGGAGATAACCTCGCAGGACGAAGCCTCACTCGACCGCTGGATCGGGGTGCCAGATCAGTACCGAAAGGCAACGGTAAAGGCGCGATGGAACGGTGCGGTGAAGGATGCTTTTGTGTACATCCTGATTGGCAACAAACCGCAGAATAAGCCGAGCGCTTTCTATTACAGTACGCTTCTGGAAGGGTACAAAGCAGCTGGGTTCGATACCGAAATTTTGAAAGCGGCGGTGCAGGTCAAAAGTGCGGACGTCGCGACCTCTTGATTCCGAGTAACGCACGTTGGGCAACGTCGCCGCGACTAAGCGGCGTACGAATCGGGTGCGGCAGTTGTCCCAAGAACGGTTGAGAAGCAAACCAAAGCGAACACGGAGGCTCACGTGGGCTTCCGTGTTTCGCTGTCACCCCCCAAAAAAATAGATGAGTTCCTTTCCAATGACTATTACAGAAAATGTCGAGGATTTATTACAGAATTCACTTGCTATTCAACGCCCGTAGAGTGATATATACACATGCCGAAAGGCAAACAACAAAGCACGGAGGGCAAAGCAATGTGGATCAAAGGGACAATAGACGGGTACAGCTTTTACATCAAGCAATACGACGAAGGTTCAGAATACGGAATTTCAGGCGGGCGGATCTCAAAGCTTGAGATTTGGAAAGAAGGTCAGCTTTTCGTACAGTACGACAGGGGCTGGTCGAAGAAACCGAGCGGCGTGCAGGTGAAAACGGTTTACGAGCAGATCTTGCGAGAATACAACTAAATCGCACAGGCTACCACATGAGCTTCCTGAAGGGAGGCTCTTTTTTATGCCTGCTGATTTGAAAGAGGCGGCTGTGATAAGAAAGTTGAAGAAGTACACGCCGACTCCTTTCAAAGCGAAGGATTCGGTATACGACAAACGGGCGGCGGACAACGCTGTTGCATTCATTGAATGCCTTGCACACACAAAAGGCACGTGGGCAGGAAAGCAGTTTCTTCTGATCGACTGGCAGGAACGGATTATCCGAGATGTTTTTGGTGTTCTGAAGCCGAATGGATACCGCCAGTTCAATACTGCATACATCGAAATACCAAAGAAAAATGGAAAAAGCGAGCTTGCGGCCGCGGTCGCGTTGCTTTTGACCTGTGGCGACAATGAAGAGCGCGCTGAGGTGTACGGGTGTGCCGCCGACCGGCAGCAGGCTTCTATTGTGTTCGAAGTCGCCAAGGACATGGTGACCATGTGCCCAGCGCTGGCGAAACGCGTAAAGATCCTCGCGTCGCAGAAGCGGATCGTGTACCTGCCGACCGGAAGCTACTATCAGGTGCTCAGCGCTGATGTCGCCAACAAACACGGGTTCAACACGCACGGCGTGATTTTTGACGAATTGCACACGCAACCAAACCGTAAGCTTTTTGACGTTATGACCAAAGGCAGCGGCGACGCACGCATGCAACCTCTATATTTTCTGATTACCACCGCCGGCGACAACACCAACTCCATCTGCTGGGAAGTGCATTCAAAAGCGCAGGATATTCTTAACGGCAGAAAGACAGACGCCACGTTCTATCCGGTCATCTATGGAACCGAAGAAAACGACTCCTGGACAGATCCGAAGGTGTGGAAGAAAGCAAATCCGTCGCTCGGTATTACTGTGGGGATCGATAAAGTAAAAGCCGCCTGTGATAGTGCGCAGCAGAATCCCGCCGAGGAAAACGCGTTTCGTCAGCTTCGGTTAAACCAGTGGGTCAAGCAGGCGATCCGCTGGATGCCGATGGATGCTTGGGATAAATGTGTGTTTCCGGTTGACCCGGAGATGCTGAAAGGCCGGGTCTGCTACGGCGGCCTCGATCTTTCATCCAGTACCGATATTACCGCATTTGTGTTGGTGTTCCCGCCGCTGGATGAGGATGATAAATATTTTATTCTGCCGTTTTTCTGGATTCCTGAAGACAACATCGACCTGCGCGTCCGGCGCGATCATGTGAATTATGACCTTTGGCAGAAGCAGGGCTTCCTTCTAACAACCGAGGGGAACGTCGTGCATTACGGATTCATCGAGACGTTTATCGAGCAGCTCGGAAAGAAATACAACATCCGAGAGATCGCATTCGACCGATGGGGTGCGGTGCAGATGGTGCAGAATCTTGAGGGTATGGGTTTCACGGTCGTTCCGTTCGGCCAGGGATTCAAGGATATGTCCCCACCGACGAAGGAGCTTATGAAGCTGACACTGGAGCAGAAGATCGCGCACGGCGGGCAACTGGCTTTGCGCTGGATGATGGATAACATCTACATCCGCACCGACCCAGCCGGGAACATCAAGCCTGACAAAGAAAAAAGCACCGAAAAAATTGACGGTGCTGTGGCGACGATCATGGCGCTGGATCGGGCGTTGCGGAATGGCGGCGGAGAGAGCACCAGCGTTTATGACGGCCGGGGTCTATTGCTGATATAGGAAAGGTGCATCCAGTGACGGATGCACCTCTTTGTTAGTACCTGTTGCTTCTGAAGCAATCGCTGCACTTTATCGGTCTGTCAGTGGTTGGCTGGAACGGAACCTGACAGGGCTTCCCGCAATCTGCGCATACCGCATCGTACATTTGACGGGGGGCACTGTCACGGTAGTCGCCATCGCGGGAACCGCCTCTGGTGTTACCCTTACGAGCGACGCGGCAGGTTTTGCAACGCTGCGGTTCATTCGTAAAGCCTTTCTCGGCGAAAAACTCTTGCTCGCTGGCAGTAAAGGTGAATTCTTGTCCGCAATCTTTGCAGACGATGGTCTTGTCGTTGTACATCTAATACCTCATTCATAATATTGCGCGGTGCTGATTTGCACTACACAATTTTCAATTTATCGCATTATTTACAAGAAGTCAATCATTATACTGCTTGGAGGATGTTCATGAATCCGCTCAGAAACCTCTTTCGCTCCCGCGACAAACCGAAAGATTCCCTCAACGGCAGCCGTTACAGTTTCTTTTTCGGCGGAACATCGAGCGGAAAGCCGGTCAACGAAACGACCGCCATGCAGATGACGGCGGTGTACTCCTGCGTGAGAATCCTGTCCGAAACCGTTGCGGGCCTACCACTGAACGTTTACCAGTATAACGACAGCGGCGGCAAAGAAAAGGCGTTCAAGCATCCGCTCTACCGGCTGTTGCACGACGAACCGAACCCCGAGATGACAAGCTTCGCGTTTCGGGAGACGCTCATGAGCCACCTGCTCCTGTGGGGTAACGCCTACGCACAAATCATCCGAAACGCCAGAGGCGAGGTGATCGCACTCTACCCGCTCATGCCGAACAAAATGACAGTCGACCGTGATCAAAACGGCCG